GAGCACATCCAGCCCGCCGATCGGATCGGCGCGCAGCTTGTTTTCCATGCTGACATAGTTGTTCAGCGCGCGATCGAGCGAAGTACCCTGCGAGCGCGCCAAATCGTAGTACGGCCTGATCGGCTTGAAGGCGTTGTAGACCGCCTGCGCCTGCTGATGAAAGTTGCTAAACTCTTTATGCAACCGATGCACTTCGGCGCGAACGTGAATCGGCGCCGCATGCCAGTTTGCTTTGGCGGCTTGGCTCATGCGCGCGAGCGGCTGGCGGTAGGGATCGCTGGCCGGGAGTTGCTGCCCCTGCGGCGCCTGCTGCCGCGCCGGCCGCTGCGCGCGATCGGCGCGGGGAGCGAAGTGGCCGTGCTCGCCCCGTGCAGGCGGCGCGAGGTCGGCCGACGGCGGCCGGCGAAGGTCGATGCCGCCGGCCGGCGGCGGCGTCTTTTCTTTGGGTGGCGGCGCCGCCTGGGCGGCGTCGAGCGGCTCGGGCGGGCGGTTGTGGCCGGGCTTGGCCGGCGCTTCGGGGAATGATTTGCCCTCGCGTGACTTGGCGAAGGACTTCTGGATTGCTTCGCGCCGGCTCTCGGCGCGCGCCTGCGGGCTCGGCGGCGCCTGCGAGCCGATCGGTGCCGGCGGGTTTGCCGGGTTCTGGTCGATCACCACCTCGTTCGTGATCCGCGGCGGCGCCTGCGGCGCAGGCGCTTGTGGTGCAGGCGCAGAGGGCGCGGGGGCAGGCGCGATGCCGACATCACTCATTGCGGTGCCTCTTGCATGATGGGCCGGCGCCCGGCGCGGTGCTGCGCGACGACCTTCACGATGGCGTCACGGCGCGCGCGCTTGGTATCTGCGGAAGCAGAGACGCGGCTGGTTTTCAGTCTGGGTTTCTCGGTGCCGACCTCGGTCAATCCGAGGGCGCGGCCGACCGCGCGGAACGCGCTTTTGGACTCGTAGAAATGCCCGTCGACCTGCTCAGTCGCCGGCATTGCGTCGGAAATAACATGCGGGCACGGCAGCGCCGAGCGCGCCGGTGGCGTCACACTATACGGTTTCGCCATGCGCCAGCGATTTGGCGCGACTTCCACCAAGTCCATGTCGACCCCTTGCCGCCTGCCGATCGCCGGACGCTGCCCGCCCGGCGATCGGTTAGTGTTTAATCCTTACCTTTGCTGCGCATGCGCCTTGTTCCGCTCGCGTGCCTCGTCCGCCGCATGCTGATGCTGCCTCTGCGCTTCTGCCTCCGCCCCGACCGAGCCCCGCGGCTGCGGCTGCTCGACATCCGGCGGCTCATTGAGCGATACGACGCCGTCCATGCCGACCGCGCGGTTGATCGAAGTAGCCGGCGCATAAGGCGTCACGCCGCGGTGCCCGGGGTTGCCGGTAATGTCCTCAAGGTCCAGCGTCGACTTATGCGCGGGCCGCTCGCCCGCCTTCACGTCCAGCACGTTGCCCGGCATGTTATGGGGGTCAAGGCCGGGCTGATCGATATTCTCGTAGCCGGCCCGTACCATAGCATCGATTTTGCCGCGGTCGATCCGGGTATTGGCGGCGCCCTGCGCCTTTTCGTTACGTTCGCGCTCGGCCTTGTGCTGGGCGTCCTGCTGCTCGTGGAATTTACGTGCGGCGTCGGCGGCAGAGGACGGCTGCGGCCGGGCCGGCTTTTCACCATGCTCACGCTCACGCTCGTGCTCGGTGTGCTTGGTCGACATGTCTTCGGCTCCTTTACCTTCGCGCCGCCCGCGAGGTAACCAGTACCGCATCGGCAGTGTTCCACGCACGCGCGTTAAGCCGCGAGAAACTCGAACGGCAGCGGCGCCGAGGTCAGCGAGCCGTTGCGCACCTTGACCTCGACAACGACCGGCGAAGCCCACAGTGACGGCTTGACGCCGGTCGAGAGCGTACCGTCGACATTGAACGTAGACGGCTCGTCATGGCCAGCGAAGTGAATGATCGAGCCGGGGAAGAAGTTTGTGCCGTGAACGAACAGCGTGAAGTCGGCATCGCCGATCATGCAGCTGCCCGGCTCCAGAAAATCTAGCGCCGGCTGGATGTCCGGCGGCGTCGGCGTCGGCTCGTTGATCGATTCGACATTACGCTGCGGCAGCGAAACGTCTTCCGGCTCGTTCAGCGACTTGAACGGATTGGTGGGCATCGCGCGCGCGCTCCTTTAAAGTCATGTCCACGTAAAGACCTGCGGTGCGGTCGTGACTACACCACCAGTGACGACCGTGACATTCCACGGCCCCGCCGAGGTCTTTTTCGGAATGGTCGCGGTGAGCGTGGTTGAACTAACAAACACAGTCGGCGCCGCCACGCCGTTGGCATAGACCACGCTTTGCTTGGTAAAGCCGGTTCCGGTCACCGCCGTGAGCGCGACGGTGCCGCTGGCGCCCGAGGCCGCAGTCGTCGGCGTGATCGACGTCAGCGTCGCGTTGGCTGCCGGCGACAGGCTCGAGGCATGCGTGGCATTCGGGCCGGCCGCGATCGTCGCCGCAGTCTGCACCGGACCAGTGCTCACCGTGACCAGCGGCCCCGCCGGATTGTAGACGCTGGCGCTGTAACTCTGCGTCACGGCGACCTCGGTGCCCTTGCCCTCGGCGTCGAGGCTCGGGAAGTTGGCATTATCGGCCGAGGCGAGTTTGGCGGCGAAAACAAGGCCGGAGGCCGCCGTGCCGTCGTCGACCGCGGCCTGCGAGGGCGAGGTCGGCGGCGTCGTGCCGAGGAAACTGAAATTTGTCGGCGGTGTCGGATTAGTCGGCGTGACCGTCAGCGGATTTTGCGCCATGTCTAGACCCCTTATGTTCAGCAGCGTCCCACGCACGCAACAACGCGATTATCTCAGTATCTAAACTATCCATCTCTTCTTCTGCCGGCGGCGTGCCCCACCATTGCAGACCAATGTAATCATCAGCGGTAGGTCGATCCCCGCGCTGGAGGCAGTACCGCAAGACCTCGCTCTCCCCAGCTAGGCGTTCCAATGCCGCCCGCAGTGTGGAAGATGGCGTCGCGCGCTTGGTCGATGCTGATTTCGCCACGGTCGAACGCCCTCCAGATTTCATCCACCTTAAAAGCATTTTCAGGTGTTTTCCACGTCGCGCCAAATAATTCCCGCACCGGCTCCCAGGTTGCCGACTGCCCGGCGCGGGGGACCAGACCGCGCCCGGCCGCCATCATCCTGGTCGCATCCGCGGTCAGGCCGTAGGTACCCCGCACGCCGGTAATATCGGAGCCAGAGCCGCCAGCGCCACCCGACAGGTTATGCTCGACCGCGGGCGACGCGGTGGACAACGGCCGCATCTGCGCCGCCGCCACTTGATGGGTATCGGCAGTAACATCGCCGTAGTGCGGATAGTTGGGCACCTCGATATTGTTATAGAAACTGCGAACCTTGTGCTCGCGGCCGAGCAGCGGCGAAATAACGTTGATATCGCCGCCGCTGCGCATGGATTGAATAGCCTTCCTGATGGAATCGAGCCCGCCCCAGCCTACATCTTTAGGCTCGCCGCTCTTGCCGACGACAAAATTACCGAAATTACCTTCCGGCGTAATTGTACGATAAGCCCGTGAATTGTGCGCTTCATCATACAATCGAAGCCATAACGCCTGTTCAAGCGGATCAGTAAGCTGGTCGAAACTCTTACCGGTGATGGCGGCCAGCGCCTCCCGGTTCTTCGTCCCGGTACGTTCGCCGGACAACAGCGGCAGCATCTTATCCGACCTCGCCATCGCCCCCATTTCCGACGTCATGGGCCGGCCGGCGGCGGCACTGGTCATGAGGTCGCCGACCCGCTCGCCGAGCGAGGCGTTCTTGAACCAGTCCATTTGTGGTGAGAGCGAGGCCAGCACGGCGGACACCGACTGCCGCGGCACGCCCCAGCGCCGCGCGAAGGCATCGGCAACTTCGTGCGCGCCCTCGTACCAGAGCGGCGAACGCTGCTGCATGATTTCCGGCGATCGGCGATACAGGTAATCCAAGTTGCCGGCCGCCTGCCGGATATAGGCGCGCGCGGCTTCGTCCGTGCTCATGCCCTGGAGGTGCGCAAACCCGGGATAGCTGTCGAGCAGGCTGATATTCTTGGCGTAGCCCGGCGACGCCTGCATTTCCGGCAGCCCGATCGAAAGATGCTCGGCGAGCGGGTCTTGCGCCTTCGCCACCGCGGTCGGAAAGCGCGTGGACACCCGCAGGTCGCCGGCCGGGATCGGCACCGCTGACGGCAGCGCCGCAAGCTCACCAAGCTGCGTCGGCTGAATACCCTTGCCGGGAATGACAATCTTGCCGCCGGTCGCGCCGAGCGCGCCCGCCGGCGCCCCGCCGCTCACGCCGCGGGCAATCATGCCCATGGCGGTCTCGGCCGCCCAGTCCGCGGCCTCGCTGTCCTGCTCGAAGGGATTGAACTCGCCGGAGATCGCCTTGCCCGGCAGCATCACGCGGTCGATCGTCGCCTTGAGCGGCGCCCCGATGATCGTGCCGCCAATACGGGCTGCCAGCGAGCCCTGGCCGGGCGCCACATAGGGCGGCGCCTGCATGCCGCCTGACGTAACCGCCGGCGGCGGCTGCGTCGCGTAGAAGTTAGGATCGGCAAGCCTGCCCATTGCCGTCTCGGCGACGCGGCCGACGTTGCCCGGCGCCGCGGCGAGGCCACGGCCGAGCGACGTCACAGCCTGCAGCGGCCCCTCGGTGGAGCTCTCAGGCAGAACCGCAAGCGGCACGTTCGGATAGCGCCGCCGGGCGACCTCGGCGGCGGCCTCGAACGCATCCGGTCGATAGTCGGTTGTGGCGTCGTCCGGGCGGGGCCCGCCGATCGTAATGCGCGCCCGCGGCGGCACCAGCAAATCCGGCGGCAGGTTATCGACCGCCGCGAGCTCGCCCAGCGCATCGGGGTCGGCCATGGCCTATTGCTCCTGCCGCGCTAATTCGCCCATCGCGCCGGCCGCGGCCGGCGCCGCGCCGACCATGCCGTACTTGCGCAGGATATCGATGCGATCCGGGTCGAAGATGACATAGTTGCGGGTCGGATTTTCCGCTCGCCTGAGCATGTCCTGATATTCCGCCAGCCATTTAGTGTCGGTCGGGTCGCCGGGGTTCTTCGCGAGCGATGCTTCCCGCTGCGCGATGTTCTGGCGTATCATATCGATCTGCCCCGGTGACGATATGCGCGATCCCTGGTCGAGATACTTGATGCCGGGAATGCCGGCGTCGCGGAGCGATTTTGACGATCTTGAACTACCGCCAAATTTTTCGGCTAAGTAATTAACAAGTGACTGCCCTCCGGTATCTTCAATGCCCAGACCACCAAGGGTAGATTTTACATGACCGCTTTGTTCGCTTAATGACCTGTCATAATCCAGCATCTCTTCCGGCCGCGCCTTGATGTTCACCTCGTAGGTGCGCGGGCCGACCGGCTGGCCGCTTTGGAGTAATTTGAGCGCCTGCCGCTGCTTGGCAATCTGATAAACCTGATCTGTCAGGTATTCAGGCGACATCTTCTGCCCGTTGGAAAACGTGCCGGCTTCTATTTCCGCCTTCGTCGCCGCAATATTTTCCGCCAGCTTTTGCGCCGCGGCGTCTCGGTCAAACTGGGCGTTTTTAAGCTGAAGCGCAGCCGTCTGTTCAGGCCCCTTAAATCGCTGTGCAAACTGCTGCCAATACTGCCCGCCCTGCCCGCTCACCGCCGGGTTCTCGGCGAAGTACAGGCCGTGCCCGTAGACCTGCGCGCCCTCGCCGGTGCCGATCTTCGAGAGGTCGAACCTGTCGAAATCGTGCGGCGAGGAATGATAGGCGCGGATGCCCTGCGCCAACGCGCTCTCGGCCGCCGGCGCCTCCCGCGCCGCCCCGCGCGCGAGGCCTCCCAGCAGCGGCACTGCCGCCTTGGCGGCGCCGACCGCCGAGCCGCCCAGCGGCATGAAGTTCTGCGCCACGTTGGTCAGGTCGGCGAGGCCGCCGAGCACGCGCGGATCGGATTGCGGCACCTTGCCTTGCTCATTGGGAGCAATGCTCGGCGGCGGCAAATCCCGGTAGGTCGCCGGGTCGAACAGGTGAGAAACGCCGGCCCACTGGTAGAAACGCGGGTCAGGCCGGGCGTCCGGCGGCGGCAGGAGCCGGTCCTGCGCCGCTACTTCGCCGAGGGCCTCCGGGTCAGGCTCGGCCATGGGAGCCTACCAGCGCCGCAGAAACACCCGCTGCCCGAACGTCAGCACGCCAGGAGGCGGCACGAACGGCGGCACCGGATGCGAAACGAAAAGGCCGATTTCCCCAGGCGTCAGCACGACCCCGAGCGGCGTCACGGTCAGCGTCAGGCCGGCCGGCGCCGACGCCGTCAGCAGCCCGACATCCTGGCCGGTGACCGCGACCGCGGCCGGCGGCGCGATCGTAAGCCGCGCGGCAGTCGCCAGGAGGACAGATCGACCGGTGACGGCGATCGCGGCCGGCGCGATCGTAAGCCGCGCCGTCGCCCGCAGCGCGACATCCCGGGCGGTAATTGATACGGCAGCCGGCGTGACGTTCAGCCCAAGCTGCCCGTCCCAGTGCGCTTGGTCCCAGTGACCAACGTCCCATCGCTCTGGCACCCATGTGGTCATGCAATGGTGAGCGCCCCCGTGACCGGATCGAAATCGACGGTGAAGTCGCCCGCGGCGGGCAGCGTCACGCCGCTGCCGTAGTCGACGAACCCGACCAGCTTGTTAGCGGCGCTGGAATTGTAGACGACGACGTAGCGAAACGGCCCGATGCCGCCCGCCGTCGCGGTAAAGACGCTGTCAGCCAGCACCAGGGTAAACACGCCGCCCGAGGTCGCGGCGCTGGTGGTGGTGAGCGTATTGCCGCCGGCGGTGTAGCCGTTGGCGGCGGCGGGGGGCGGATAGGTGGCGGCGCTCCAGACCGTGTCCGCAACGCTCGGCGCCGTATTGGTCAGGGCCGCCTTGAGCACCGCGGTTTGCAGGTTGTGGCCGCCGCGCGATAGCTCGTCAATTAAGGCGCCGAACTTTGTAAGGGGGGCGGTGGGCATCAGCCGGACCCTTTAAGCGGGCCCGCGGCGGCGACGTAAACCACCGGCAGGCCGGGCTTGCCGATGACCTTGGTGACCGCGACGCCGCGCCCGTTCGCCGCCTCGGAAACGGGCTTGCCGAGCGGCGTTTCGACGACGGGGAGACCGCCGGAAGCGATGGTCACAACCGGCGTCGCCATCAGAACGGCCTTCCCTGTGGCGCGGGCGGTTGTGCCGCCTTGATCAAATGCGCTTGCGTGCGGGCGGCAAGCTCGCGCTGCTTGAGCGCATTGGTCTGCTCATCGGCGCGCGCCTTGGCAACCGTCGCGATCAAATCCGCCTGATGCGCCTGTCCCTCGGCCATCGCCTTCTGGTTAGTCTGCTGCGCCTTGGCTTCGTCGGCGGCGTTACGGCCGCGCAACTCCAGCAGCTTGAGCTGCTCGTTACTCTGAATCTTCATCTTCTCGTGCTGATCGCGCATCTGCAGTTCCTGCGCCTTCAGTTGCGTATCGGCCTGATCCTTCTGCGCCTGTCGCTGGTTCTTCATCTGCTCGATCTGCAACTGCGTCTTGGTCGCCGCCGTCGCCGGATCATCACCCTGCGGCTGGTCGGCCTTCTGTTTCATCAGTTCGGCAAACTCGTCGATCGCGCCGTCCATCTCGCGGCCGCCGCGGAACGCCGAGCAGGAGAATTTGAGCACCGAGGCAGCGAACCCAGAGGCCTGCGGCGTCGTCATCACCATCTGCGCAAGCTGCGGCAGCAACTGCCCGAGCATCGAAACGAATTCAGTGTGGCGCTGCTTCTCGGCGTTCTCGTCAACAATGATCGTGCTGTCGGTTTCGATGTCGAGTGTAAACGCCCGCGCCCGGCAGCTGCTGAGAAACTCCAGCACCTGCTCCAGCGTCGCGGTTTCGTTAAGCTGCGCGATAGCGTTACTGCCGGCTTGGCTCATCTGCTGCTGTTGCTGCTGCATCTGCGCGGCTTTATCCGGGTCCTGCGCCAAGGCCTGCTGCGCCTGCGGCAGTTGCGACAGCATCCCGATCGCCTTCTGCTGCGCCGCCATCTGCTGCTGGATTTGCCTGATCTGGTCCTGCTGCATCTTCTGCGTCGGCAGCTGCGTCTGCGACATCTCGATAATGGTAACTGGATCAAATTTCTCGGTAATGATATCGGCGGTAATTGCCACCAGATCGCGGGCAATGCGCTTGAGTTCGTTCTGCTTATCTTCAACGCGCGTCGAACCGAACTGCGTCTTGAGCTGCTGGGCGCCGAGCGTTTCTTTCGGATCAGTGGCGCCGCGCATAATATCCGACAAACCCATGATCTGATAAACATCCTCAATGACCTGTTTGCGCAGGTCCACCAAGGTCGTCACCACTTGCGCGATCATGTCGATCGGCAGCCAGATCACCACGTCCTTGCTACCGCCAAAGGCGCTCCAATTCGAAATTGGCACCATCACCGTCGACGGCGTCTTGACGCTGACGGCGCGGTTGATGGCGTCGCCGATCTCGCCGCCGGCCGGATAGAAACCCTTGCATTCGATCACGTCACTCAGCGCGTGTATTTTGCTGGTGAGCATGTCAATCTCGTCGAGCTGGTCCTTGTACTGCAGCACGTCAGGAACAGGCACGAGGCTGCCGCGCTGCACGGCGCCGTAGGCCGGCTGCGGGCACGGGAAGAAATTCTGTAATTCAAGATGCGGGTCGTCCTCGTCGAGGATGTCCTCGCAGCCCTGCGCCACCCAAACCACGCGGCGCTCGTTCTTGTTCCAGATTTCCCAGAACTTGGCGCGCTCGCGGTTGTCGGCGCCGCCGACCGACTGCAAGTCTTTATCGACCTTATACTCGGCGTCCTGGTAACAATCACCAGACGACGCCTTGAAGCGCACGCGCGCCTCATCGCGGGTCAGGTAACTCGCGGCAGCAACCCACCACACTTCCTGCCACGATCGCGAGACGCTGTGCAGGAAGTCGCGGCGGTTTTTAAAATCATAGCAAACCCGCTCGTGGCCGTAATGCGTCGCGCCGCGGGCGCCCTCGTAGCGCACCCAGATGACGCCCCGCGCCGCCATCGCGAGGTCGTCGCGGACGAGCAGCATGGCGTCCTGGATGCGGCCGATGTCGAACGCCACCGTGCAGCAGCGCTCGAGCAGTTCGCTGGCGGCTTGGTAGACCGGCCTCCTATCCTTAAATTTGGTGACGACAACCGGCACCGGCGCGGTGGCGTAAATCGCCGGCTTGAGCACCTCGCAGTTCGCCCAGAACAACTGAAACTCTCTGGTGCGCGTCTCGGCGCAGAGCCGCGACAGCGAGGCATAGCGCTCGTCGATCAGGTCGCAGTGATGGTTCCAGTCCTCGAAGGCCTTTTCGCTTTCTTCGAGCAGATTCAGCCACGCGCCGGAACGGCGCGGCTCGACCGCCGGGTTATAATCCAGCGCGTCATGCGAAATGTCCGCGTCGCTCGGGCCGGGCGCCGCGTAGGGGCGCGGATCGCGATCGGCCGGATACGACGGGTAGTCGGATGACCGCTGCCCGGCCATGCGTCACACCCCTTGCAAAACCAAATCAGTCCTATAGTCGCACGCGGCGCCCGCGCGCGCCACCCGGAGCGTAGTCCCCATGACGCAGCACGTAGCGCACCGAAAGAGCGACGAAAAAACCGAATATGACTGCTGCGAATGCGGCGGGCACGTCAGCGGCTGCGTGCCGTCGCCAACCCATCCGTACTGCGCGCTGTGCGTCTGGCTGCCGGGATGGTGGCACGATCCGGCGCTGCGCGACCGGCTCACAGCCGCATGCCCGAGCGCGGCGGCGCCGGCTCCGGGATGTGCCAACCCTCGCGCCGGGGCATGGGGATGACGCGCGCCGTGGGCGGCTTCCAGGCCAGCGACAGGTAACGCATGGCGTCGACGCGGTCGCTGGTCCAATCATGCAGCGGCTTGACGGTGAAGCATTTCTTCTCGTCGTCCCAATCACGACGGTACTGCTCCAGCGCCGGCAGCAGCTTGTCCTCGCATCTCGGGTGAAACACGCAGAGCCCGAGCGTGCGCCGCACCGCATTGATGCCGTCCTGCAGGGTGGCGTCGGGCGCCAGTTGCGGGTGCAGGCCGAGCGCGCCCATGGTCTCAACGCGAGTGCGGCCGGTCGAAAGCTCGCGCACCTTGGCGTCGTGCGGCACAAAATCAGTACCATGGCGCCAGCCGCGCTCGGCGTGCACCCGCACGATCTCGTCCCGCCACCAATCCAGCGAGGCGCCCGAGGTCGAGAGGCAATCAAGGATGTAAAGCTGCGAGCCGGCGGTCTGGTAAAAAATCACGGCAGTATCGTCGCGCATCCCTAAGTCCCAGGCGCGGTGCACGGGCAGGCCCGGCACCGCGTCGATCGCCAGCACCCGACCTTCCTTGCGCAGCTCGGCGCACTCCCGCGAGAAGATCGCGCCGAGCAGCGCCGCGGTGAAATCACACATAAATTCCTGGCGCCACATCGCCTCGCCGGCCTCGCCGTA